ATACATTTAATCCGCCAGAAAGTGATATGTTTGAAAGAGTGTCTAGATCTATTGAAGTATTATATAGCGGTGCTAAAGTTTTAGGAACTGATACATTATTAAAATGGGAACTTGCTGAAAACATGTCAAGACCTTATGCTGATACAACAAAAGTTGAAATGAATTATTCTATATGCGCGCCACGTATGTACAAAGGTAGAATTGATTCATTGGTTAGTAAGTGTATTGGCTTTGCTGATATGATTCAAATAACACATTTAAAACTGCAGCAAGTTTTATCTCGTATGGTACCAGATGGTGTATATTTAGATATGGACGGCTTAGCTGAAGTTGATCTTGGTAATGGTACTAATTATAATCCTGCCGAAGCTTTAAACATGTATTTCCAAACAGGTTCTATTGTTGGTAGATCACTTACGCAAGATGGTGAAATTAATAGAGGTAAAGTACCTATTCAAGAATTACAAAGCAGTAGTGGTGGCGCTAAAATACAAAGTTTAATTACTACGTATCAATATTATTTACAAATGATACGTGACGTGACGGGATTAAATGAAGCTAGAGATGGTAGTCAACCTAATAAAGATTCTCTAGTTGGTTTACAAAAGCTTGCTGCCGCTGCTTCTAATACAGCTACTAAACACATATTGCAATCACTAATGTATTTAACTGTTAGAACAGCTGAAAATATTAGTTTAAGAGTTGCTGATATGTTGGATTTTCCTTTAACAAAACAAGCTTTACTTGGGTCTATAAACCAGTTTAATGTAGCTACGTTAAAAGAAGTGGAAGATTTAAATATGCATGAGTTTGGTATTTTTTTAGAATTAGAACCAGAAGAAGAAGAAAAACAAAACTTAGAGAAAAACATACAAATAGCTTTGCAAGCTGGGCAAATTGGTTTGGAAGATGCTATAGACATTAGACAAATAAACAATACAAAATTAGCTAATCAATATATAAAGCTAAGCCAAAAGAAAAAAAGAGAAAGAGACGAAAAAGCTGCTCAAGCGAATATACAGGCGCAAGCTCAAGCAAACGCTGAATCCGCTGAAAAAGCTGCTTTTGCAGAAGTACAAAAACAACAAGCTTTAACTCAAGAAAAGGTTAATATTGAAAAAGCTAAATCACAGTTTGAAATACAGCGAATGCAAACAGAGGCTCAAATAAAAAGAGAGTTGATGGCTGAAAAGTTTAGATATGACATGGAGTTGGCTAGAGTAGAAGTTGATGCTCAAACACAAAGAGAAAAAGAAATAGAAAATCGTAAAGACGAACGTGCTAGAATAATTGGTACACAGCAATCAGAAATGATTTCACAACGTCAAAACGACGAATTACCTAAGAATTTTGAGTCATCTGGATTTGACTCACTAGGAGGATTTGGACTTGAACAGTTTGAACCTCGTTGAAAATAAAATCCTTTAATTTTATATTATTATATTATGTCAGAAGAAGTAAAACAAGAAGGAGAATTTAAAATGAAGACTCCTACTAAACCTAAAAATTTAGGTAAAAAAAACGAAGTAACTAAAATTGAAATACCCAAAGAAGGTGTTGAACTTAAAGAAGAGATAATTCCTGAGGTTACTAAAGTAGAAATAAAAAACGAAGATGCCATTCAAACACAAGAGACAGATGATAGCAATGCTATTATCGAAGAGTCCAAAAACAGTAGCGACAGCGAGGAAGTGGTTGAAGAAGTACGGACCTCCGACGAAGGAGTAGAATCTCCTTTAACTGTAGTTGAAGATACTGAAGAAGAGCAAAAAGTTGTTGAAGAACAACTGCAACAACCAGTTGTAGAGCAAAAACAACTGCCAGAAAATATTGACAAGCTAGTTACTTTTATGGAAGAAACTGGTGGAACTGTACAAGACTATGTTAGGCTTAATGCAGATTATACCAATGTTGATAACAAAACTTTAATTAGTGAATATTATAAACAAACTAAACCACACTTAGATTCTGAAGATGTAAGTCTTTTATTAGAAGACTTTGATTATGACGAAGATATAGATGAACCAAAAGATATACGCAAAAAGAAAATTGCGTTCAAAGAGGAGGCTGCAAAAGCTAAAGACTTTCTTGAAGGCTTAAAAGGTAAATACTACGACGAGATCAAGTTGAGACCGGGCGTAACCCAAGAGCAACAAAAAGCATTAGACTTTTTCAACCGATACAATGAAGAGCAACAAGCTAATGTAGCTAAGCATGAGGTTTTTAAACAAAAAACTAAACAATTGTTAAACAATAATTTTGAAGGTTTTGATTTTAATGTTAGCAATAAAAAGTTTAGATATGGAATTAAAAATCCTACACAGATAGCAGAGCAACAATCTGATATTTCAAATTTTATTAAGACGTTCTTAAATGACAATGGAGAGATACAAGATGCTAAGGGTTATCACAAGGCTATATACGCTGCTAGAAACGCTGATACCATTGCCCAACACTTTTATGAACAAGGAAAAGCTGACGCTGTTAAAGATGTTATGGCTAAATCGAAAAACATTTCGACTGAACCACGTCAAACAGCTTCTGGTGAAGTATTTGTTAATGGATTAAAAGTTAAAGCGATTAGCGGAGTTGATTCTTCAAAATTGAAAATCAAAAAAGTAACATTAAAAAATTAAAATAATTTATTATGGCATTAGATCCATTATTTGGGGGTATAGTCCCAAGTCAACAACAACAATTGCTAGACACAAACTTCCTGTCTTTTAACGGAGGTGCGGGTGCTGGTGATTCTGATACATTTGCACAACAGTATCTACCTGAAATTTACGAAGCTGAAGTAGAGCGCTACGGGAATCGTACGCTTTCCGGATTCTTACGTATGGTAGGAGCTGAAATGCCTATGACTTCTGATCAGGTTATCTGGTCTGAGCAAAACCGTTTACACATCTCTTACGATGGTTGTACCAACGATCAAACAAATACAATTACTATTCCTGTAGCAGCTGACGTTAAAAACGTTGTATCTCCACAGTCTACAATTGTAGCGCTTGATGGTGCTGGCAACGAGCTTAAGGCTGTTGTAACTGCTTCTAACCTTAGCACTGGTGCACTTACTGTAGCTCCTTATGATGCTACTACTACAGCTGCGCTTGCTACTACTGGAGTTAAAATCTTTGTTTATGGCTCTGAGTACGCAAAAGGTTCTTCTACACCTAACAACACTTCAGCTACTGCTGCTGATGGGTACGTGAGTGTAGATCCTGCTTTCACACAATTTTCTAACTCACCAGTTATTATCCGTAACAAATATGTTGTTTCTGGTTCTGACACAGCTCAGATTGGTTGGGTAGAAGTTGCTACTGAAGATGGAACTGGAGGATACCTTTGGTATTTGAAAGCTGAGTCTGAAACTCGCTTACGTTTCGAAGATTATCTTGAAATGAGCGTAGTTGAAGGTGAAAAAGCTGATGATACTTTAGGTGCTGGTTCTGCTTCTGCAGCCGGCTATAAAGGTACAGAAGGTTTATTTGCTGCTATTCAAGCTCGTGGTAACGTAGAGTCTGGCTTTAACGCCGCTGCTTCACAACTAGGAGAGTTTGATAATATCCTACGTAACTTAGATACTCAAGGTGCTATTGAAGAAAATATGCTTTTCTTGAACCGTGAGACTTCTCTAGGTTTTGACGATATGCTAGCCGCTGTAAATGCTGCTTACTCTGGTGGTACTTCTTATGGTATCTTCGAAAATTCAGAAGATATGGCATTGAATTTAGGATTCAGCGGTTTCCGCAGAGGTTCTTATGACTTCTACAAAACTGACTGGAAATATCTAAACGATGCTTCTACAAGAGGTGCTATCGAAGACGGATTAATTCCTCCAGGATATGGCACAAGTGCTATTGACGGAGTATTGATTCCTGCAGGTACATCAACTGTATATGATCAAATTCTTGGTTCAAACATTCGTCGTCCATTCTTGCACGTACGTTACCGAGCGTCTCAAACTGACGATCGTCGTATGAAGACTTGGTTGACTGGTTCTGTTGGTGGTGCGTTCACTAGCGATCTTGATGCTATGGAAGTAAACTTCCTATCTGAAAGATGTCTATGTGTACAAGGTGCTAACAACTTTGTATTGTTTACTAAGTAAGATTACCTATGTAGTATTTACCCTCGTCTAAACGGCGGGGGTAACTATTACACTTATTAACATTTTTATTATATTATATCATGGCAAAAACAAAAGAAGTCCCAACTATAGAACAAGGTTGGGAAATAAAAGATAGAACGTACCTAGTAACAGGAAGGTACAAACCCTTAACACTTAGAATACCATCAAAGCACAGCGCAAAAGTGCCGTTGCTTTGGTATGACAGTGAAACAAATACACAAAGAGAATTACGTTACGCTACAAATCAAAACTCACCATTTGTAGACGATCAAAAAGGTGAAGCTACATTAGGCACTATACTGTTTAAAGACGGTGCTTTAGTTGTGCCAAAAGAAAAACAAGCGTTACAAAAACTATTATCTTTGTATCACCCAATGAAGGGAAAACGTTATAAAGAGTTCGACTCTGTTGTAGAAGCAACTGACGAACTTGATATGATGGAACTTCAAATAGACGCATTGAATGCTGCTAGAAGTATGGATGTAGATCAACTAGAAGCTATAATAAGAGTTGAGGTTGGTAGTAAAGTAAATACAATGTCATCAAAAGAATTAAAACGCGATGCGCTTATATTTGCTAGACAAAACCCAGTTTTATTTATAGAACTAGCTAAAGACGATAATGTTCAACTAAGAAACTTTGCGGTTAAAGCTGCTGAAGCTAAAATCATTAAGTTATCAGACGATCAACGATCGTTCTCTTGGGTGTCAAATGGTAAGAAGCTTATGACGGTACCATTTGATGAAAATCCTTACTCTGCTATGGCAGCTTTCTTTAAGACAGATGAAGGCGTAGAAGTTTTCAAATCTATCGAGAAAAAGTTAAAATAACATGTAACAATAGTATAGGGCCCGTTCACTCGGGCCTAATACGCCCAACAAAAATAAATAATTAAAATGGCTATAAACGTAAATCAGGTATACAAAGCCGTACTCGTAGTATTGCAACAAGAAAAAAGAGGTGTGCTTACGCCTACTGAGTTTAATAAAATTGCTACACAGGCGCAGCAAGAAATATTTACAGAGTACTTTGACGAGCTTAACCAACTGTTGAGACAACCTCAGACTAGTCTGGCGTATGCTGATAGGTATGCGTTGTTAGACGAAAAAATATCTTTGTTTAAAACATTCGAGACTGTAAATATTAATAATAATAAAGTATCTGTACCTTTGCAAGTTCAAGAGCTAGGCACTGTTGTATATAACAATAGAGAAGTTCAAAGAATACAAAAATACGAAGTATACACAACAAACATATCACCACTTACAGCTCCTACAGAATTTTACCCGGTATACACATACGAAGACCGCGAAATAGAATTATATCCTACATTAACTGGTAGTGTTACTTTAAACTTTTTAAAGTTTCCAGCTGACGTTAAATGGGGCTTTACTATCGATACAGAGCTTGGTAATTATATCTACAACGAACAAGCTTCAACTCAATTTGAAATACATAAATCAGACCAACCTCTTTTAATAGATAAAATATTAGGTTATGCAGGTGTAATGAGTAGAGATCAATTAGCTTTACAATTAGCAGCTAGCAAAGAGCAACAAATAGACGTAGACGGACAAAAATAATAAATCATGGCAACAACTATATCAAACGCTTTTATATCGCTTAATGATATTATAAACAACTTTTTAATATCATACACAGGACCTGGTAAATTAATACCCGACGCTGTAAGAACTGAGGTTATATTCCATGCTCGTAGGTGCTTACAGGAGTTTGCTTATGAAACTTTAAAAAGTCAATTTACTGAAGGTCCTACAACTGTAACATCCGGAATTGCTGTTGATTTGCCGGCTGATTTTGTAGCCGTTATATCAGCTAGCATCCAAATTGGTGGTACAACATTTCCTCTTGAAGATACTTCTTCATCTTCTCCAGGCACTGGTCAATATTATATAAACTATATAAATAAAACAATCACATATGGTGATTCAGGTGATGCAACTTTAACATATCTTTCTAACGCTCTTACTACAGATGAGTCAGCTGCTATACCTAAATTAGCAGAAGAAGCTTTATACTCCTGCATGATATACTCTATACTTGCTAATAGAGAGAATACAAGACCAGACGTTTTACAAAGATTACTTATAGAAAAAACCGATAAGCTAGATAAAGCTAAATCAAGACTAGTCTTTACTAACTTCGACTAAAATAAAATAGCATGGCGATTAACGTAAACAACGTATATCAAACCGTGTTGCTTATATTAAACAAAGAGCAGCGTGGTTATATGACGCCTGATGAGTTTAATAAAACAGCTACACAAGTACAATTAGATATATTTGAACAATACTTTGATGATTTAAATCAACAACTAAGAGTACCACAAGCTGATTATGATTATACTGACAGGCAGCTTAGTTTAGATGAAAGAATATCTACATTTAAGTGTATAGGCGACTGTGCTTATACTGGAATTAACGGTCAGTTTGCTCTTCCAACAAATGATAATACAAGTGGTTTTTCTATAGTATACAACGATGTTCCTAGTCAAAATCAATATGCTTTTTATAAATTAGGCGTGGTAACACATAACAATGGTTCTTATCTTGTAGAGCTAGAAAGACTGCAAAGAAATAATTTTTATAATATTGATAGATCAGAATACACCACACCAAATATAAACTACCCTGTGTATTTATATGAAAGCGATATTTTATTTGTAAAACCAATAAGTATAACGACTAACATACAGGCTTCTTTTATTAGAAAACCATTGAATGTTGAATGGGGTTATAGTACAAATCCTACTTATGGTTATTACGAGTATCAATCAGGAAGTTCTCAAAATTTTGAGTTAGACAGTAGTGAGCAAGTAAATGTAATACTTAGAATATTACAATACTCAGGTATCATAATTAGAGATCCACAAATAGTTCAAGCCGCCGCTTCTGAAATACAACAAAACGAAGTAAATAAAAAAAGCTAATATATGTCACTACTCATAGAAAACAATAGGCAATATTACGAAGGCGCGCAAGGGTTTCAGGGCGATGGATCTAATAAAAGCTTTACAACAACCTTCAATACAGATTTAGTATTTGGAGCAGCTAGTAATACTAATGTAAACTATGCTTTAAATAATTTTAAAATATACACTAGTACTAACGCTCAGCCATCTACTTGGAGCGAGGTTACTTCTGGTTACACGGTTACTGGAAATACAATTACTTTTGACACAGCTCCAGCTAATCTACTGTATATAGTAGTTCAACTTAAAAAACTAGACGGTGGCAACTACGCTAGCACGCCACAAGAAAAAGCTTACGGTAACACTGTAGAAAAAAACTACGGATCATATAGCTACATATCTTTAGATGATGTTGTAAATAACTTTTTAGTAGCTTATGTAGGTGATGGTAAACTTATACCAAGTGTTAAAAGAACTGATGTAGTGTTTCACGTTAAACGTGGACTTCAAGAGTTTAGCTACGATACTTTAAAAAGCGTAAACAAACTAGAGGTTACCGTACCTCACAACTTGAGCATACCTATACCTCAAGACTATGTTAATTATGTTAACTTATATTGGATAGATAACTCAGGCGTTAAACACGTTATAATGCCAGGAGATATGCTTACTACTAAACCTACAGATGTATTTTTAGACGACAACAAAGGCGTGCCTATTCAAGATAGTTTTGACAATAATGTTGAAACAACTTCTATAACAAACGATCGCTGGAAAAACAACTTCTTTAAAAACGCAAACAATCAAGATTTACTTAACGATACTATATTAGGCTGGGAATATTACTATGGCTATCCAGAGTTTGGCTATGGCCAACTGTTTGGACTTGACCCACAGTTTGCTAATGCTAATGGCTACTTTAACATAGATGAAAGATACAATAAGTTTTCTTTTTCTGCTAATCTAGTAGATAGAATAGTTGTGTTAGAATACATCTCTGACGGTCTTGCAACTGATGAAGATACTAAGATACCTAAGATGGCGGAAGAAGCTATCTATGCTCACGTATCACACGCTATATTAGCTTCTAGGATAAATCAAAACGAATATGTAATTCAACGTTTGAAAAAAGAACGTAGCGCTAAACTTAGAAACGCTAAAATACGTTTGTCTAATCTCAAGCTTAACGAAATAGTACAAGTTATGCGGGGTAAATCTAAATGGATTAAACACTAAAATTAAATGGCTGAAGTAAAAAACGCGTTCATCAAATCAAAGATGAATAAAGACCTTGATGCTAGACTTATACCACAAGGTGAATATCGCGACGCTGTAAACATACAGGTTAGCAAGTCAGAAGGTGATGACGTTGGTGCTTTAGAAAACGTACTAGGTAACAGCTTAATATCTAATATTGAAAGTGATTCAGGTGTAACAGGTTTAACTTGTATTGGTTATTTTGTAGACGAATTTAATAGTTCTGTATATTTGTTTTTTACTGACTATACAGATTTGTATACTAACAATATTTCTGAATATAATACATCTGCTAATAACTTTATATATTTATACAATACAAGATCGCAAGTAAGAACGCAGCTAGTTCATGGTGCTTTTTTAAACTTTTCAACTAATAAACCTATAATAGGTGTTAACTTATTAGAGAACTTATTGTTTTTTACAGATAATAGAAATCAACCTAGAAAGATAAACGTTGATCTTGCTGCTTCAAATGGTACTAGTTATTACAACTCGGAAGATAAAATATCAGTAGCAAAATATAATCCATATGAACCTATACTTTTAATAAAAGATTCTGCGTTATCCCCAGGTGATGAAGAATGTTCAATGTATGACGTTAGTAATGAATATCTTCCAGACGGAACTACTTTAAATCCTTATTACGATAATTTATTTTCTGGAGATCCTCAATTTTTAGAAGATAAATTTGTAAGATTTAGTTATAGATTTAAGTTTGAAGATGGTGAATATTCTATATACGCACCATTTACGCAACCCTGCTTTATACCTAAACAAGATGGTTATTTTATTCAAGGTGATGAAAGATTAACATTTACAACTACTGTTGTTGGTTTTATGGAAAACAAAGTAAATAAAATAGATTTACAAATACCGTTGCCTACAAGTAAAAATAATTTAAATTCAGATTTTTTAATAACAGAAATAGATATTCTTTATAAAGAGTCTGATGCGTTAGCTGTTCAAGTTGTTGATACTATAAAAGCAAATAGCTTAAGTGGTACTGATCAAGTGTTGGAATATTCTTACTTGTCAACAAAACCAACTAAAACTTTACCTGAGAGTGATTTAATTAGAGTTTATGATAAAATACCAGTAAAAGCTTTTGGGCAAGAAGTTATTTCAAATAGAATAGTTTATTCTAATTTTCAAGACAAACATAATCCACCTAGTGGAATTGATTATCAAGTAGGTGTTACAGAAAAATATACAGAAACAATACCTGGTAATGCTAAAAGTAGAATTGAATATCCTAACCATAATTTAAAAGAAAATAGAAATTATCAAGTTGGTATAGTTTTGTCAGATAGATATGGTAGACAATCAAGCGTTATACTTTCTAACAACACTTCAACTCAACAAAGTGGAGCTGGTTTTGGAGCAGATACCGTATATTTACCATATAATGAAAATAATAATTCTATATCATTTGCAGGTAATTCTTTAAAAGTTCTTTTTAATAGTTTATTACTTGGGCAGGGTTTTGATAAAAACGAAACTAATGGAACCCCAGATCTTTATAATGGTGATATTAATAGCGCAGACTATAATCCTTTAGGTTGGTATAGTTATAAAATAGTTGTAAAACAACTAGAACAGGAATATTACAACGTGTATACTAATGGCGCTATTAAAGGGTTGCCAGATTGGACAACAACTAATTCACAACAGAATACATCGTTTATAACGCTTTTAAATGACAACATAAACAAAGTTCCTAGAGATTTATCAGAAGTTGGGCCGCAAGATAAAACTTTTAGAAGTTCTGTTAGACTTTTTGGTAGAGTAGAAAACGTAAGTAGATCTTTTACTAACATCGGGAATGTTCAATATTTACCAGATGATACTAGACTTTCGTTTATCACAAACAATATAGAAGATTTATTTGATTTATTTGACGTTTCTGAGGCTGTAAAAAACACGCCTATAACAGATGACGCAAACCCATATTACGCTTTTTTCAAATCTGAATCAAACCCTTTTATAGCTGAATTCGTTACAACTCAAAACAATGCTGCAGATCAATTTGGTTTATTAAATGTTGAAAACCAAGGTACTCCAACGTACAAAAAATACGAAAACTTAGCTGTGTTTGAAACACAACCCACAACTTCAAGATTAGATATTTTTTGGGAAACAGCTACTGCTGGTCTTATATCTGATTTGAATTTAGCAATAAGTTCAGGCACAGGAAATACAGAAGCAACAGATATTGATAATTGGAACTTTACCCTCACAGAGGCTTCAAGTCCTGGTGATGTAATTGTTAATGATTTTTATTTTGTAAATATTTTAGGAGCTCAATTAACACCTACATCTGTGTCATTAGTAGGCGTTGTTGATCAATTTGGAAACAACGCTACTCCTAAATTTACTTTAGCAGACAACCAAGATAGTACATATGATATACAGATAGCTGCAGGTAATTACTTTTATTATGACAATCCTAATGGTTATACATATACTTTTACGTTTAGAGTAAATAACACAGATCCGAACTTAACTATAAATGGTTCGCTTGGCAATGTAACGCCTAGTATAAACAATGCAACAAACATTTCTCTTACAAAACCTGCTACAGCTGTTATATCAGCTATAAACGCTGTTAATGGTTCAAACCCAGCAGGGGGTAATTCTACTAGTGATTTAGTATATTCAATAGTAGCTCAAAGTGGATCTGCTGCTAATTTTCAAGTTAATAATAATCCGTCTGGACCTAGCACTGTAACTAATAATTCAGCCGCAGCACAAGGATCTGGGCAATTTACTCTTAGAGCTACGGATGCTGGTGGTGCTTTTGTTGATGTTGTGTTTACAGTAAATATATCGGTTGCTGCTGTAGATACAAGATTTAATTTATCACCAACAAATTTAAATGACGGTTGGGGTTTGCAATATTTTTTCACAGCAAACACAACTAATTTAACACCAAACGCAGCTTGGCCAGACTGGATATTTAATGGTCTTGGTAATCAAAATAGAAGAGATTTTTTAGAAGGATCTAATACACCTTCTTCTTTAAATACAACTACGTTAAAAGATGTTTGTACTACCACTACAACGCCAACTGGTAACAGCGGTACATTTATAAATAAAACATCAGATGGTGGTCTTACAACCTCTGGAGTGTTTTATGTTTGGGTGGAAGCTGTTAACACTCAAAACAGATATCAGATTGGTACAGGTACTCAATCACCATTTGCTAAAGGCCATTTAAATGTTAGATTTGCAATACAATATAGAGATAACTCTAGCCAAAATTGGGTTAATGCTATAGACATATTAGGTACAACCGTAGATCAAACAGAAACAACAGGTACTTGGGATTGGGATTATAATCCAGGACAAACAAATAGAGGTTTAACTATACTAGGAAACGGAGGTCAATACGACCCTTCAACATTCTTCGGTGGACTACATGTTGTTAGAAGGACACCGTCAGCTACAGGCACGTATGTTGATTCAAAGGGTGGAAAAGTTTTTGCTTTTGATGCTCAAAAAGAATATAGAATTATAATAGGCAACATAAGCGGTGGCGGTGTAGACGAGGGTTATGAAATAAGCTCTAATACACTTTGGAGACAGTTTGGGTTTTTCTCTAAAACTAATAGTTATGAACTAGAACAAAAAATTGGGTGTAATAATCCATTAGGTAGAGTTACAACAAAAGAAGCTAATTTGTATGTGCATGATTTTAACGCACCTGAATCTAATATAGCTCCAGATTATGGTACTACTCCAAATGTTTATAGATATGAATCAGCTACAAGTAGCAATTGTGGTAATACTTTTACTTCAACAGGTACTTATTACGCCGCTGAACCTTTTGCTAAATACGTAACACAGCTTTATACAGACGATGCATTGACAACAAAAGCCACAAGCGTTAGCGCTAGCAGTCCTATTAGATTTAGAAGAATGCACTTATTAAATACTAGTAGCACTGATGTTAGCAATCCTGAATATACTAAAGACGGAGCTTATACGGCTTATTTTAATCAAGGTTTAAGAACCTCTCCAGCAACACCCTGTGAATTTTAAAATATGGCAGCAATAGTAGAAGTAAAATATTTTAACTCTTTTTTGTTAAAGAAGACTGTTGTAAACGGAGCGGTGGGCTCTACACCGCCTATTTGGAATGGTAGCACAGGTGTACCTTCTAGCGTTAACACTCCTGGTTCTTATCCAGTAAACACAGACACAGACGACCAAAAAAGTTGGTTTATAGAAGAGGCTAGAATTAGAGGTGGATATAATAACACTAATGTTAATTACGGTGTTAAAGCGTATTTAGTAGAAAAAGATCCAAACACTTCGTTTAGAATAAATAGTTTAATTTACTCTGGTATATTTAACTCACGCACAGGTATAAATGACACCAATGTATTTAGCGTTGGTGAAGATATAACTAAGTCTGCAGATCCTGCGAACGGTAGTATACAAAAACTATATGCTGAAGATACAAACCTTATTATATTTCAAGAGAATAAAATTAGTAGAGCTCTTATAGATAAAGACGCTATATACTCAGCAGAAGGCGGTGGTACTGTAACTTCTAGTAATCTAGTTATAGGTGTAATACAACCATATGCTGGCAACTTTGGTATTAGTAAAAATCCAGAAAGCTTTGCTGTGTATGGATATAGAAAATACTTTACAGATAAAAATAAAAACTCAGTGCTTAGACTATCAATGGACGGTCTTACTGAAATATCCAACTACGGTATGATGGATTATTTTAGAGACGAGTTTGGAAAACTTGATGCTGTAGGTAGCACTGGTAAAGCCGTTGGTGGTTGGGATATATATACCAAACAATATAAATTAAGTCTACAGGGACTTAATATTACTGATGGCTATCAAACTTTAGCTTTTGACGAGTCTGTTCTTGGTTGGACAAGTAGATTTACTTATGAACCAGAGCAGAGTTTTAGTATTCAAAATAAATATTACACTGTTAAAGAAGGTAAGTTATGGCAACATAATTTTCAAACAGGATCAGATGACGATAGATCTATTTTTTATGGAACTTACAGTGATTCAAGTATAACTTTTGTATTTAATCCTAATGTTAGTTTATCTAAAGTATTTAAAACAGTAAACTATGAAGGATCTACAGGTTGGGAAGTTTCTGAATTTAATGCTGCTAGAAGCTTTGAATTAAATGACACTTCTAATTTAGTCATTAGCTATGACGAAGGAGCTTATACAGATCCAAATACAGGTATACAGTATTACGCAGGGTTTTATAAAAAAGAAGGTAAATACTGTGCTAACCTAGTAAACTCTAGTGATCCAACACCTAAAGAAGTTGTGTACGGAAAAAGTATGTCAGGTGTAAAAGGTTATTATGCAACTGTGACTATAAGAACAGATGATATCACAAGAGTGTCTGGACTTGGAGGTAAAACACGTGAGCTTTTTGCTGTATCTTCACAATATATAGAATCAAGTTATTAATGGAATTAGATAATTTTAAACAAAAATTAGAAACTTTACAAAATATATTTATAAAAAATAACCATGTTGAGCATATATATGGAAACGGCGAAGAGCTTGTAAATAACGATTTTGTACCTATATCGCACGATTTTTCTGATGGTTTATACATGAGAAAAATGCAAATGAAAAAAAATTCTTTTGTTATAAGCGCTATTCACCATACAGACCATTTTTGGTTTTTATTATCTGGTAAAATATTAGTTACAACAAACGGAGAAACCGTTGAACATGTAGCACCCTGTTATGAAAAATCTATAAAAGGAGCTAAAAGATTTATAGTTTGTAAAGAAGATTGTGTGTTTATAAATGTGCATAAAAACCCTACAAACACAAAAGAAATAAAAAAAATAGAAGAGTCTTTGTACTCAATAACAATAGAAGAATATAATAAAAAAGAAAAATTATGTCAGGAGTAGTAACAGCTGGATTGATATCTGCTGGTGGTAGTCTTCTAGGTGGTTTATTTGGTGCATCTTCAGCTAAAAGAAGAGCTAGAGCAGCTGCCAAAGAAAAAGCTAGACTACAAGCTAAGTTAGATAATTTAGAAAAAAATAGACAAGAAATAATAAATCCATACGAAGACGTAGAGGATTTATCTTCTATGATAACAAACCCTTATGACAATTTAGGAGTAGCCACACAGGCCGCTAGAAATCAGTCGGAACAAGCCGACATTTCTTTAGCCAATACATTAGATACTATTAGAGCAACTGGAGCTTCTGCTGGAGGTGCTACTGCTCTTGCTCAAGCAGCGCTGCAAAGCAAGCGTGGAGTATCAGCTAGTATTGAACAGCAAGAAGCCCAAAACGAAAAGCTTAGAGCTCAAGGCGAGGTACAATTGCAACAACAAAAAATGTCTGAAGCACAAAGATTACAACAGGCTGATGTATCAGGTAAACAATTTGTGTTTGGAGCACAAGAAAATAGAGAAATGCAACAATTAGA